TCAGTTGTTGCTCGGTCTCAATGGTAATTGGTTCATCAACAGGGCCAATAGAAAAAGGACCAGCAATAGCACCAATATTATCAAGAACGTTCTCAGCTCTTCCGACTGTAAGATCAACTTCTCTGATCAATACACCGGGAGATAATTGAGGAGTCGCCATGTTTCTCTCCTAAAAATGTCTCAGTTTATCTGAAAATATTTAGGAAAAACCACTATTAGAGAGAGGAAACACCACCCGAACTACCAATCTGGATATGTCCAGTCCACAAATGGGTTCTTTTCTTTTCTTTTATCTAATATTCTTCTTATCGTACACATCTTACACTCATAGGAATAACACGATGCAGTTACTCCTTTTTTAGACTTGTAAAAGTCTTCTATGAGACTTTTCTTTTCACCACAAGTCCTACATTTTCTCTCTTGAAAGAGTAGATGACCAAGTTTTATCTGCCCATCTAAGTCCATTAGTATCCCCAGAGTTCCCAACCACCACCAGTAGTTCCATACTCATCATTCTTTGCAACAGACCATCTATCTCCTTCACTATCTACAAAGCTAGAAGAATCCATCCCATCATCAATAAAACCGAATGGAGCCATGTCTTGTTCGATTTGGTTCTTTTGTTCTTCGTACAGTCTTTTTCTGATGTCATTGTCTGTTAGCTCCTTGAAGTAATCTTGTGCTACCAACCAAGCATAGATGACTAGACACATTGCTAGATCATCATTACATCCTTCCTCTGCCTCAAATGAGTTTGATTTAGAAATGAAGGTAGTGAGTTCTGATATAATATCATAGTCACAGAACATGAGTTTGTCCTCTTCAACCATAGTTTTGAGGTTTAGAGAACCAACCTTCTTCACAGTCTTGGACATCTTGACACCTAACTGTGTCTTGTTTCCAGAGAAACCCTGACCCACAATCTGACCAGCTCTACCTCTCATAGAACACATCAGTAGATTCTGATACTCTAAATCATACTGAAGAATAGAGGCAACTTGGTCACCTACATCGTTTACTTCACAAAGAATAAATGCTTGATTGTAATTTTTAGCTACCTCATAGATGACACTTGGAAACAACATTGGTTTGATAGTGTTATCTCTGTATTTGGCTACAACCTTATGAGGGAAGGTGGTTATGTCAACAACAACAAAAGCAGAGTAATCGTTACCAACCCCGCGTGCAACGTCAACAGTAATAGCGTAATCGTGTTTATCTTGAGGTTTTTCATAAACATCTAATCCAGCATTAGTTTGTATAGCCTTCTCGAAGACCAGAGCTTTTAGTTTACTGGGTGCAATCAGAGTGTCAACTGATCCAAGGAACTCACATTCAAATTCAATCTTGAATTGTTGTTCTGATGTGTTCTTGATAGTCTGTTCTTTCCAGATCTCATCTCTACCAGGAACTTCTGACCAGTGAACATCTGTTGGAACATATTCGTTTCTTTGTTTCTCTGCATCAACCCACAACCTATAGAAGTGGTTCATCCCGTGAGGGGTAGAAACAATAATTACTTTCGTTGATTTACCTGAAGTAATAGTAGGATATACAGAGGCAAAGAATGCGTCAGCAACGTGATTAGGAACAAAGGCGAACTCGTCCAGAAAAAGAATGTTGAAAGACATTCCTCGGACAGCTGAAGCGGAAGTTGATGCTGCGAGTATTTTCGATCCGTTTTCCAGTTCGATGTTTCCTTTATTCCAGACCAGAATGCCTTGTTGCATCCACTTAGGTAAGTTCTCATATGCAGTAGCTAACCTTGCTAATAGTTCCCTAGCAGTTGTAGCTTTGTTTGCTAGAATACCTATATTTACACTATCATTGAAGATGGCATAGTGAAGTAGATACGACACACAGGTGGTAGATTTACCAGTCTGTCGAGGCATCTTACAGATATTAAATCTGTTGTTATGAAAATTATTGATTAACTTCTCTTGGAAGTCATAAGTTCTGAAAGGTTGAAGACCATGATCCAGAGTCACGATCTTCACATAGTTTTGAGCAAAGTAAACTGGATCACTCTTACACTTAATATATTCTTCAATTTGTTCTTGGGTAAACTCAATAGGTGTGTTAGCCTTTTTGAGAAGGGGATTACCCAGATATACATCATTTGACATAAATTACTCAGCAATTCCAACGACGACGTGCAGCTTTACCTCTTTCACCTGTCCAACTACGACTACGAGCACAGAAACTCTTACGACGTTTAGCTGCCTTTGAACCAGGTTTTAGTTTGGAGGGAGGAGTAGTAACAGCTGTTTTCAGGTTACCACCAGTGCGTCTGTTGTACTTAGCAACTCCCTGTGCAGTCATACCTGCACCTTTGTCGGTAGGGCGTTTGTCACCAGACTTCTGAGACATACCCTCCATGTCTTCTTGCATTGCCTGTCTCCAGTTGGAGTGTTCGGAGTGAAGAACCTTGTTCTGTTTGAGACGAGAAGCTCTGTGCTTATTTCTCATCTGAGTTCTCTTTCTGTTCTCATCAGACTGCATTCTGGATTCAACTTCTTTGTTGATATCCTCAGTCATATCTGAATCAGAAGATGCAGTGTCTTTTACAAAATCACTTACGTTTTCAACACTGTACTTATCGAACATTGAAGGTCCGTATGAACATTCGTCACGAGTCTCTCTCTTTTCACAGAGGCGACAATACTTCTCTTCTCCTTTCCCCTCATGAATAGTCTCTTCGTTAGTACCAACGTTGATATATGGATCATCATAATCAACAACAGAGTGAGAATAAGATCTCAGTTGTGCTCCAGGATACATTTTATCCAGTGAAGATGCAACCTTTTGTCTGTTAGGAACAGCAGCATTGGGGAAGAATAACTTCACCATCATCATCTTACCTCTCCAACCAAAGATAACCTGATACAGATTACCTGCCTGCATCTTGGTTCTCTCTACCTCGTGAAGTTGACCACCTTTGATGGGTTCTGGTTTGATCAGATCAGTTGTCTCAATCTCAGTTGGTTTATAATTATCTTTCCACTCAGTTGTATCATACTCTTCACCCATACGACGTTTAGCCGCATTACCCATACCTCTATCACCTTCACCAGTTCTCTTATCAGATCTACCACCACGACTCTTGATCATTGGATCAGAGTTAGAAACATCACGACGACTACCGATATTGAAGGCATTACCTCTATCAAGAGAAGTTTTAGCACTAAACTCTTTCTTCCTCATTGCATCTTTACGAGGACCATCCACCATGGCTTCAGATACACCAGATTTTCTGAGTCTCTTTGCCTGACTCTTATGCATCTCGACAGCCTTATCGAGTTCCTTAGCAATTCCTTTTACACTCTCAGGATTCTTGTGACTCTCCTTGACTTGTTTAGCAGACTTTTTTATATACTTTTCTTTAGTAAACTTTTCTGTTTTACCATCGTAAGTGGCAGTGACAGGTGCAGAACCTTTCACATACATTTCACCAGGAGCAGAATACTTTCCTTCATCCATTTTTTCAACTTCAGTCTCTTCTTTCTTGACACAGTTTGGATATCTCTTTCCAAACATGGTCTTCATACCTTTCTTCTCATAACCGGCCCAACACTTCTCATCAATTACTTCAACGTCATAACCAGCATACTTCAGAGCACCGATCTGTGCCTCAGTAAGTTCAGGAAGGTTGTAGAACTCTTCCATTCCTTCTTTTTTAGTGGAGTTACCCCAGTTGGCTGCACCAACTTTACGACACTTGACCAATGCACCAGAGGCATAAGCAGAAGGCCAGACAGAATAACGGGACTTGACCTTATGGTAACAGGCATCTTTTGTACCACTACCTTTACCTTTTTTATCCGCTGCTTCTGTTACTTGTACTTCCTCTTTTTTCATTTTCCTAGGACTGTCGGTTTTTACATAAGTGGGTTTGGCTGCTCCAGACTTCTGTTGTTGCCCGGGATCTTTCCTTGACTTTCTAGCATCAGCAGAACGAAGTTCTTTCTTTGACATACTAGCTTTCTTGGCCGAAGAATAACACTTAGGTGTTTTGGTTTCACCAGGTTCATTAGCACATGGAGAACCATCAGATTGAACCCAACCGGGTTTACCGTCTTTTGATTTGGATTTACCAAACCAATCCCTAAGTCCCTCTTCGTTGATTTTCATCTTTTTCTTTGCCCAATCGTCGGGAATCATTTTGTGTTTTGCCTTGAACCTATCGTGAAGTTCCCTAGGGGTGATGTCATGGTCCTTGGCAAGTCTTCTCATAAGTTTGTCAATCGAGTTGTAATTGACATCACTTAGTTTCATCAAACCTTTTTCTAAGTTTGATACTACAGACATTATTACAAGAGAATCCTATGAGGTATTTATACAAATATAGAATATCTTCATCTCCACTTAGGTCCTTCAAACCAAATTGCAACACTATATCTAGTTCCCTTCAAAACAGGGTTCGCTTGATGGTCTATGAATGCAGGAAAGAAAGTTACAGTTCCTTGTTCCCTAATGTCTTCCTTATTTGGATACTGATTACACTCGAAGAATGTTAAATCACCACCTTCATAGTCATTAGGGTCTGACAATTGAATAACCGCAGAAAGTTTTCGATGTCTTCCAGAATTGTTTATCCAAAAAACATCTTTGTGTTTCTTATATTCTCCTCGAACATTCCCATCATATTTTGCAAGTTGAATATACTCAAGATTGTCGATATGAAAACCAAACCACTCTTTGTTTGCTTCTCTTTCTAATTTCCAAATATGATCATAGAGTTCTGGAAAATCTTGGGGATACAACCAAGTTACATCACTTTTTCTATAGTCTTCAATTTTAGTTGACCCATCTTCCCCAAGATTTGCTCTTTGGAAAGATAGGTTCTTTGATTTTTCAATAATTGAATCACAATATTCTTTTGGAAAGTATGATTTGAAATAACACCATTCACCCAACATTTTTTAATTCCATAATATTTTATTTCATCATTTGTTTATTAAGATTTAGTATCCTTGAGACATTTTATTTCATCTTTAAGTGTATTTATTTGTTCTTGTTGCTCTTTAAATGCCTCAATCATCACCGCAACTAAGTTTCCATAAGAAACATGTTTAATACCATCTTCATTCTCAGAAATGACTTCAGGTAAGATCTTTTCAACTTCTTGTGCAATTACACCAATTTGATGTGGATTACCTTTTATGTCATTTCTATCATATTCGACACCTCTTAATTCAAGAACTTTATCCAATGAATTTTCAATAGTCTTAATATTATCTTTGAGTCTTTCATCAGAAGTTGAATTGAAGTTTACCCCCGTGAAAGAACCACTATCAACATAGGCATTATTACTATCTGAATTTTCAGTTCTAAAGTAAATATTATTTGAAGATTTTAGGTAAGTATGAGAGTGAGATTGAAAGTATAATCTTTGCCTTCCGTCTGAAGAACTATACCAAGTATTAGTTGCAAATGTTCCACTGAATCCACCTGTTGGACCCGTTGGGCCTGTAGGACCCGTTGGACCCGTTGATCCGTTTGATCCGTTACTTCCTGAAGGACCCGTTGGACCTGTAGGGCCTGTTGGACCTGTGGGGCCAGTTGGACCTGTTCCTCCGTTTGATCCGTTATTTCCTGTAGGACCCGTTGGACCTGTAGGACCTGTTGGACCTGTGGGGCCTGGGTTGTTTGAAATAGAAGTATCAATGTATGCCTTGACCGACTGTTGAGTAGGAACCTTAGTGGAACTGTTACTAGAAAAATTGTCTTGATCGATAACAAAACTCATCGAAGCAGTACTAGTATCACTGTTCATCACAGCACCAGCAGCGTTCACATTAGCAGCATCAGTTACATTGGCACCAGATTCAATACCATTTAGTTTCGAATGATCAGCATCTGTGAATACGTTACTGTCTGAGGCACTCTCAACCAAACTTCTAATCTCTGCAGCAGTCTGATCTGCGGTTGCTGATGCTTCAATACCATTTAGTTTTGTATGGTCAGCATCAGTGAAGACATTAGAATCAGTAGCAGATTCTACTAAAGCTCTAATCTCTGCAGCAGTCTGATCTGCGGTTGCTGATGCTTCAATACCGTCGAGTTTAGTATGGTCAGCATCTGTGAATACGTTACTGTCTGAGGCACTCCCAACCAAAGTTCTAATCTCAGCAGCAGTCTGATCTGCGGTTGCTGATGCTTCAATACCATCGAGTTTTGTACCATCAGTTGCAACATCACGACCATCAACTGTACCACTAAGAGCAATATTACCAGTGATGTTGAGATTGCCAGTTCCAGTAATATCACTTGAGTTGAGATCTAAATCTCCACCAAGTTGTGGTGTTGTATCATTTACAACTTGTGGAATAATGGCAATAGTGGCTATCCCAGCTGCCCCATCAGAAGCGATAACTGATACTCCACTAGATCCAACAAAATCGAGAGTAGCTACACTACCTGCAGTTCCAACAACAGTTCCACTGGAGTTCTTAACAGTAAGACCACCAATAGCACCAACTCCAGATGCACTGATACCTGTAAGATTAGAACCGTCACCACGGAATGAATTTGCGGTTACAATACCAGAAACATTAACGTGAGTACCAGTAATACCTCCAGCACTTTCTACAATACCACCACTAGTAACCCTAACACCTGTACGGAAGGTACCAATACCAAGTGCATCAACACTAGTTACATCTTCATATGTTAGTGTGCCAGCAACAGAAAGATCACCAGTAGCTGTGATACTAGCAACAGTAATACTTGGAGTTCCACTCAACCCACCGGCAGTTCCTGAAACATTACCTGTCACATTACCAGTTAGATTGCCCGTTACATCACCAGTCACATCACCAGTAAATGCTCCTGCGATAGCTCCTGTTCCAGTAATAGTAGGAGATGTAAGAGTTTTATTTGTAAGAGTTTGTGTTGCAGTTCTACCAACCAGTGTGTCTGTTGCCGCTGGTAATGTTAATGTTATGTTACCAGAGAAATCAGAGTGTGCAGGTGCTTGTAAAGAAGCGTAGTGTGCGTTAGAAACCTCACAATACAATCTAAGTGCTGATTGTGAACCATTATTTTTTAAATCAATCAAACCAGGTGATAGTGTAATCCTATCACTACCACCAAATGCAATATCTATTTGATCGTCTGTATCTGCGGTTATAGTGGTATCAGCGTCAGCGTCTAGTGTAAGAACACCACCATTTAAATCTACCGCTCCAGTATGTGTACCTGCTGAGTTGCCAGTTACATTACCAGTTAGAGCACCAACAAATGTTGTTGCAGTTGCAATTCCTGTTACAACAATTCCACTCGTATTTGCCTGTGCTCTTACAGTTCCATTAGAGTCTTTAATTGCTGTTGCATCAATTCCTGTAAGAGCTGATCCGTCACCAGAGAAACTAGTAGCAGTCAGTTGTCCAGATGAAGAGTTGAAAGTAAGATTAGTACCAGATTTTGGTGGAAGATTACCTGTTGCAGCCGTGGCAAATAGTGGGAAACAAGTTGTATCACTGGATTCGTCGGCAACAGTTACGTTAGTTGATGTGGTAGCAGTATCAGAATTTCCAGTTACATCACCAGTTAAGTTCTTTGTGATTGTAGCAGGAAGTCTATCATTACTTATAGTTCCTGTAGTAATATTAGCAGCATCGGCAAGATTGGTTGCTGTGGTTGCAGTACCAGTTACGTTTCCAGTAACATCACCAGTCAAGTCACCAGTAACATCACCAGTCAAGTCACCAGTTGCATTACCGGTTAGGTTACCAGTTACATTGCCTGTTAGGTTACCACTAAAAGTTGTTGCAGTTAGTACGCCTACACTTGCATGATTAGATAGATCTGCTTTTGCGAGTTCACCACCACCTGCTGTGGATCCATCATGAACTCTGATAGAATCATTGGTGGTGTTGATAGAAATTTCTCCAGCAGCTCCAGTGAAGCTGTTGTTTTGTGCTGTTGTTCCTCTTCTGAACTGAACTTGAGTTGCCATTTGATTAGTCTCCTGTAAGATATTTATATTTTGATATTATGTTTTTAAATTTAGGTCAAAACACCCAAATCCTCCGTGTCCAATTTCCCACTAGGAGTGGTTAAACAATCAAAAATTGTGAAATTAATACTCTGTCCAAATGCATCAGTGCTACTTGAATTTAAGTCACCATAATCACCAGTTGGAAAACTAGGTCCTCCTACTCCAGTAAGGTTCGATCCATCACCTTCGAATGAAGTTGCGGTAAGAATACCGGTTACAACCACACCCTGATTAGTGGTCTCAAGTTTCTTAGCGTTGTTGAAATATAATTCTTGTCCTGAACCAGAATTAAATACTGCAGATGTCTTACTACCAGCAAGATTCTGTATTGCTAAAGTTCCAGATCTAAGATGTAGATTACCAGTTCCAGAATCATCAATATAACTATGGGATCCATCATGATAGATCTCCAAATCTCCATCAGTTCCTAGTTTTAACTTATCATTATCTAACAGGAGTACATTATCATTAAATGTAGAAACTCCAGTAATATTGACACCAGAGCTGGCTACAATATTACTAGCAGAGACGTTTGTAACAGTGATACTTGGAGAACCACTCAGTCCTGCAGCAGTTCCAGAAGTGTTCTGGTTACCTGTGGCGTTTACACCAGGAAGATCGATGTTAGCAGTACCATCAAATGATACACCACCGATTGTTCTTGCAGTTTCAAGTTGAGTGGCTGTATCTGTGTTACCAGTTACATCACCAGTTAAATTCTTGGTAATTGTAGAAGGTAGTCTATCATTACTAATGGTTCCTGTAGTAATGTTTGCTGCATTAGCAAGATTGGTTGCCGTAGTTGCTGTACCAGTGACATTACCAGTGACATCACCTGTTAGGTCACCCACAAAACCAGTATTGGCTGTAATAGTAGTACCAGTAACAGCTGCAGGTGTGTTACTACCTACGATACCATCAAGGTTACCAGTGACATTACCTGTTACATTGCCTGTTAAGTTACCTGTTACGTTACCGTCAAATGTTGTTGAGGTTGTAACACCACTTACATTGATACCACCATTGGATACCACAATACCACCAGTGGTAACTCTGACACCGGTTCTTGCTGTGACAATACCAACAGCATCGACACTGGTAACATCTTCATACGTCAGTGTTCCAGCGATAGATACATTTCCAGTTGCAATGATGTCCGAAACAGTAATACTAGGACCACCACTCAGTCCAGTGGCATTACCTGTGACAGCACCTGTAATGTTACCTGAGAAGGTCGTGGCAGTAACAATCCCAAGGTTATTGAGGTTTCTTTCAGGAGAAGCAATTACAGCTTTAGAAGCAACAACTTCACCATTATCTGTTGAACCATCAACAAGGTTGAGTTCTGCTGCTGTAGAGGTGACTCCATCGAGAATGTTCAGTTCAGCGGTGGTTGATGTAACACCGTCAAGGATGTTGAGTTCAGCGGTGGTTGCTGTGACACCATCCAGGATGTTCAACTCAGTTGCTGTAGCAGTAACTTCAGTAAAACCAAGGTAGAAGTTGCTAGTTGCAGTCAGTTGGTTTGCAACAAGACTTCCATTAGAGGGATTAATTGATGCAAGTAAAGAAGTATTCAGAGATTCATTAGCAGCACTACCACTGTTATCACCATCCACGAAAGTAAGGTAGTGGACACCAGAGGTATTGATTCTCTGAGTCTTAACTTGGTCAGCAGAACTTGCGTTACCGGTGACATTACCAGTAATACTTCCCGCAGTCAGTACATTAGTACTAGGGTTATAGGTAAGTCCAGTGTCAATTCCAAAAGCTCTACCAGTGGTGGTGTTAGAACCATCCGTCATGGTGAGTGTAAAATCAGTGTTAGTGGTTGAGATATTAGTGACACTAACCTTATCAGCAAGATCAGCAGTACCTTCTAAATCACCTACGAAAGTTGTAGCTGTTACTGAACTGATACCACTGATATTAGTTGAGTTATCACCAACAATGTTTCCATTGGCTGTAATATCTCCAGAAACGGTCAGACTACCCGATGTAACTGCTCCAGAAATAGTAAGAGCATTTGATGAGGGATTGTAGGAAATTCCTGCATCTGTCTTGAGTGCTTCTTGTGTAGCACTTCCGTTATTGTCAGCAACAAAGGTAGGGAAGAAACTAGAGTCTGTAGAGTCTGACTGAACAAGAACACTAGCCGCACCACTATTACCACCAACAACATTATCAACTGCGGTTTCTAGTTCTTGAATAATAACTTTAAGGTCCTTATTATCACTAATCGTAGTTCCAGTAAAGGTTCCAAAATTTGTAGAACCAGCACTTACACCAGTTAAAGAAATCAGATTGTTCTGATTGGTGAGTGTTCCTTTAGCGTCGAGTTGTGTCTGGATATTAGAGGTAACACCATCAGTGTAGTTCAGTTCAGTTGTAGTGGCCGTAACACCATCCAGGATGTTCAGTTCTGAGGTTGAAGCAGTTACACCGTCGAGGATGTTTAGTTCAGATGTTGAGAGTGTAGCGCCGTCAAGTATGTTTAGTTCGGTTGCTGTTGATGTAATCTCAACACTGTTGATAAAGTAGGCGACCATATCCATACCGCCACCTGAGACGATATTGTTGAATGGGTTTAAGTTGAGTGTGGTGTCAGTATAAAGTTCGTTTGCAGAAGCAACAGTATTGTTATCATCAACAAACGTGAAGAAGTAAGTGCCGCTGGTTTCATTCTTCCGTGTTAGGACTGTATTGGCAACAGTTGATGTGGTAGCAGTATCAGAATTTCCAGTTACATCACCAGTAACATCACCAGTAATATCACCAACGAAACTAGAAGCGGTAACAACACCAGCAAAATTAGCATCACCAGATGTGGTGATAGTGACAACACCAACTCTAGATGATCCACCACCACTAGTTTGAATACCCGAATAGGTAATTGACTCACCACCGTAATTCTCATCCCACGGGTTTAGAACAGTTACTGTGGTTGCGATTCCTACACCACCAGTATCTTTTCTAGTAAAAAGTTTTCCGTCGTAAGTATTAAGAGCTAATTCGCCTAGCTCTAGATTTGCAAGTCCTGGTGCCTTATGAGCGACAGAAGACCTCTTAAACTTTACCTTAGGGGCTGCCATGATTTACGGTATATACCTATGTTAAACACTTATATAAGTGTTGTATTATTTATCAAAAAGACCCAGCATCTTTGGTAGATGATGTTTTTCTAGTAGTCTTAGTTTTACTCAACTTTTCAATTTCTTCTTGTTGTATATTAATTCGTTCGGCCAACTGTTCAATCGTATCAGTCAGTTGTCTGATCTTTGCGTCAGTTGCAACACTTTGAGTGAAGAGTTCTGCAGACTTAGTTTGATAAGATGCAATCAAGTATTTCAGATCATTTTCAGTCATAAAAAAAGAGGGTCATAAGACCCTCTATTTAGAGATATGTAATTAGAATCAGAACGAACCACCGTCGATGCTGATGTTCTCAAGGGCTCTAGTCGTACCAGAACAGTTGATGACCTGTGTATTACCAGCACAGTCATTAACATACAGAGAACCAACTTCAAGAGCACCTGCGGAAGAGTTAGTCAGAACACCAGTACTCTCAGAAACTTCAGCTGCAACTACGATTCTGGAAGTCGAGTCATCCCAGAAGACAGCCGCCTTCTTAGCCGAGGAGGTGTAGTAGTTGAAGATAACACCGATGTCCTTATTCAGGTCTGAAGAAGGAGCCGAACCATCAACCATTCCCAGTTCCAGGAGTTGGTCTTCAATGGTTGTTTGAGATGTATTAACCTGTGTGGTAGAACCATTAACAATCAGGTTACCACCAATGGTCAGGTTTTGGTTACAAGCAACAGCACCAGTACTGTCTGAAATTGTAATAGCCGTTGTGCCATCTCTTGCCTTAAGATTGGTCGCCTCAACCGTAGGAACATCAATGGATGTTGTAACTGCGATTGCTGAGGGAAGACCAATCGTGATAGTCTGACCAGATGCAGAAGTCTCAACTTCGTTTGATGTGCCAGCGATAGTCAGTGACTGGGAATCGAGATCAACAGCACCAGTTCCAGAATCACCAGCTATATCCAGATCTTGTGCAGTTACGTTTGTGTCAACATAATCTTTAACTGCGGCAGATGTCGGTATGGTTGTGTCATTATCATTAGAACCGATACCCTCAGATTCGATAACGATAGCGGCTGCTGCGAAGTCAGCTACAGCCAGGTTACTAATCGAGTTACCTGTACCGTCAGCGTCAAATGTCTTGTTTGTGAGAGTATGTGTTGAAGCTGCAGTGATGAATGCAGAGGTGGAGTTGTCATAATTGGCCAGGTCGTTATCAACAACCAGGTCAATCGTACCGTCACCGTCCTGATAGGTTGCGGTGATGAGTGTTTCGGTGTTACTACCGAACATCGCACCAGCGATATCTTGAATTCTTTCTGCGTTTACAGTAACATCACCAGAGGTTACAGTAAAGTCTGTACCATCGAAAGATGCAATACCCTTATTTGTTTCAGTTGCGTCTTCTGCTGCAATCGTGATAGTGTTGTCGGATACCGTAGTATCAATACCCTCTCCACCAGTGAAGGTCAGAGTCTCACCAGTATTATAAG